CCTGAAGTGAAGCTGCACCCTCCTTACCTAAGTTACCAAGTTCAATCTCTCTTAACCTTCTCTGGTGTTGAGCCTGCTCGAACTGTTCTTTAAGTTGGTAGTCTAATTGTTTCAGTTGCATATCTGCCTGACTCTTAGCTTGTACACGAGCTCCTTCTATTTGCATCTCTGCTTGTAAGCTTTGTTGCTTGAGTTGTGCAGCTTGCTGTGCTGTCTGTTGTTGTAGTTGAGCATTCTGTTCTGAAGCTTGTTTAGCCTGATCCTGAATCTCTGCCTGGTACTTCTTCCTTCTTAGGATAAGCATCTGGTTAGCCATCTTCACATTTCTAACTGTACGAATCATGATAGCATCCTCTAACCTTAACTCTTTCTGAGCTAAAGATACCTGAATGTTTTGTTCCATCATCTGCTTCTCCTCCTCGTTAGGTGCAACCTCTAAGGTTATACCAAACTCATGGATGGATAGTTTCTTCATCATGTCTATAGACTCCATAGATGTCTCTCCAATAATATTGGCGTACATACTATGAAGGCCTTTGAAGTTTACTAAGTCTTGCATTCTTACAGTAATACTCTTAGATACTCTATTGGTTACGTTAAGGTAAGCATCATTAATATCTCTTGTAGCATTGTTTGATGCTAAGAGAGAAAGTTTTTGAACACCTACCAAAGCCTCACTAGATGGTTTAGATGCGTCACGTGCCTCGTTAACACCTGTAACGTCACGAATCATCTGCATGTTATGGTTGTAGACACCGATAAGAGTACCGAAGTCTTTACCTATACCATTCTCCAACTCTTGGATTGGCATAGCTCCAGTCATCTGACCCTCATCGTCTATACGTCTGTAGTAGATATTACCTGTCTGATCGTAAATCTCTTGAAGCTCCATTGGGGTAAACGTACCACCGTCACCCTTAGATACATTCTCTAGAGATCCTACCTCAAACGCAGCACCCTTAGGTCTAGCTTTAGCAAGTACGTGTTGAATCTTAAGGTGAGCTAACTGAATCTGGTCAGCAAAAGGAACCATTCTATCTACTAAAGAACGACTCTTCATTTTATATAGGTTAGGTTGGTAGATAATATAAGACAAGTTAGTCTCAGATAGAGCTGACTTTTTCCTAGGCATATCCTTCATAAGACCGTAATTGAATACGTAGTCTGAACCTACTATGTACTTACCTGTATACACAACCTTTATAGTAGAGCTAATAGCCTCTCTATTTGTCTTTGAGTTCTTTGGCTGCTTATAGTTGGATGCCTTCTTGTTTACAGAGTAACCACCCTTAGTATTATCCTTCTTCTCGTACTTCAACTCGTGACTAGTAATAAACTCAGCATCTAATATATTAATACTAAACTTATCGTAATCGTAAGAGTTATCTCCATTATCGTAATTAGCTGAAGAGTTAAAGTTCATTGGATTGTTGTTTTTCCCAGCGTACTCGTTAGCTATATTGATATAATCTTCCTCACTAAACTCATCACCTGCCTGCTGCTTTAAATCAGCTATAGTCATTGAGTAAACCTCTCCTGCATGCTTGATGTTCTTATAGTCAGAACTAGAAGAGAAAGAGGTAATAAGGTTTGCTGGGTCTACGTGACGTATCTTAACACCAGTAGATGCAGATAAGTCAGTCTTAGCTGCACAGATCCCTAAGACAACTAAGTCACGAATCATGTACCTCTTAACCTCAGTGTAGTCATTTATGTCTAGGGTGTACTCTATAGCCTTCTCTAAAGCAATCTCAACATTCTGCTTATAGTTAAGTGCCATGAACATTTCTACCTCTTCAGAGCTCTCAGCTACAAACCCAGTAGGAGATAATGGTACACCAGTCTCGTCCTCTAAGTTATTTAAGAAGTCTTTAGATAGCATCTCTCCATACATCTTCTTTTTCTTCTCTAGCCTTTTATTTGCAGCTATAGGATCAATAGATTGAGCTTTGATGTCATACTCTTGGTTTACCATTCCGTTAACAATAACGTCAACAAACTTAGGTATGATAGATACAGGAGCCCAATCAATGTTTAAGTAAGACGTATCCCCTTCAGCATCCATAAGATCTTTATACTTACCAACATCTTGATTCCCTTCGGCGTAGCTTCTATTCCTAGAGTACCTCACCTTCTTATCTCTAAAGTAAGCATCACTATTGTTGTGCCACTCGTAATACATGGTTCTGAAATAATTTAAACCATAAGCCTTAGATGCTTTCTCCTCGTTCGTAGACAAAGGAGAAGGGTAGCCATTTGATTCTTGTTTCTTGTTAAGCATATCTATCTTAGTTTTTTACTAAACATCCCCTTATTGTTATACCTCTTAACTAAAGGTGATGACATTTTTAATTCTTGCTTTGGTTTTATATATTTCTGAGAAGCTAGTAAAGCTAAAGATGAGGATATACTCGCATCATACTTAGTTCTATTATCTATCTCGAATCTACTCCAATCATCAAGTAAGGTATTAAAATAACACCTTCCCATCTCTCCCGTCTCAGGAAGTATTCCTACGTGGTCGTATACGTATGTAGCTATAGCCTCAGCTTGAGCATTTATAACTGCAGCTCCAGAACCAGGGATACCCTTTGTCTTTTGCTTTCCTTTACTCCACTCAGTATGAGTCATCTCTGGTCTATCCATTAGGTACTCATAGTAACCTCTATTCTCGAAGTACTTAAGGATACCTACCTTATTATTCTCAACCAGTATCTGACACCCATAGAACACACACATTTTAATCATGTCTTCGTAAAATATCTCAGACTTAGGAGGCCTATTAATATACTCACACACAAACTGCATAGACGCATCGCTTGACATACTAAACTTATGAAATACATGAGCAGCAGCATCAGATCTCCTACCATCAGTAGTTGTGTCGTGGTCATAAGGGTCACAGCCTGCAACCAAGCTATCAGACCTTCCAGGGAACTTCCTATTAAATCTAGAGGTGATAACATTCTGATCTCCAAGTTCAGGAACCCAGCTAATCTCCCACTTACCCTTTTTGTGAGGGACCCAAATAACTTCGCTATCTCTGTTACCATTCTTCCATATAAACTCACCCCTTGTTGTTGATACCTTATTAACTTCGTTATAATCCATCTGTTGATAGATTTTTTCTACGTCAAAGATACAACTTTGAGTATCATTCCTGAAAGCCTCCTCTACATTAAATGGAAACTGTCTCTTAAATTCTGATAACGCTGTGGTATCATTCTTTAAAGCTTCCCTTCTATTCTGCATGTAATCCTTAGCACCTACATCAATAAGTATCTCATCAATACCCATAACAGGAGCGTCTGGTGTGTCTATAACAGAAAAACCATACTCGTCAATAAACCCCTCTAGGTTTTCGTATGCTGGTATGAATAGCTTATACAAGCCACTTTTAGTTCTACCGTTAAGATCTTTATCATCAGTATTAGAGTCGTAGAATATATCCTTGAACTCAGCCCCACCATCTTGTAGCTTATTGGCTGTAGATCCCATCATACATTTACCTACAATCTTCCTACCTAAAAGCAGACACGTTTGGGTAACTCCCCAGTTCTTCTTTATAGAGTTCTGTCCTGTCCACTTACCAGCCTCATCATGTATAAGAAGTTTTAACTTCATACCATCATAGCTGTTATCAGCAGTATTCCTCCAATCTATAATAGAGTTTAAGGCTTCAGACTCCTCTATATGTTTTTGATTCTTTGTAATCTTCTTTGCTGGCTCTCTAAACGCAAGTTCTACACGAGGGTTACTTGAACCATCCTGTATAGGTTGAAAGAAGAAAGGGTAGTTACGATATATACGCACTACCTTGTCAGTAAACATAGTCTTAGCATCAGCACCCGTCTTAGACAGCAACCCAAAACTACTCTCGTATGTCATACTAGCTAAGTTAACTGCCTCACTACTAGCAGCATAAGAAAAACCAGATCTACGATTCTTAAGGAAACACATCCCGTAAGAGTTCTTGTCTAACTTACAAGCCTCCCAGAATAGAAAGAAAGTTCTGTTAGCATCTCTATAGTCAGGGTATCCAACATCAATCTTACTCCATTGGATAAACATGTAATGCGATCCAGTTATATATGTAGGAACTCCGTTGTTGAAAAACCACAAACCATCCTTTCTTCGTCTAAACTCTTCGTCTATGTAGTCAACAAAGTCAGATGCGTTATCTCTATTTAAAGATTTAGGGGTAGCCAACCTAGTCCATTTCTGTTTAGACTTAGGTAGGTCGTGATAAAGTATATCTTTATTATACCTAGGTCTCTTAGGTAAGACAATATTTAAGTTGTCAAACCCTATAACCTCACCATGACTGGTATCGCTTAAGTATATTTTATTACTTTCTTGCATATTTCTCAGCAAAAGAACCTTTAAAATCTTTCTTATCCTCTATTAGTGATGACCCATCTTTAATTCTATCCTCTAGGTTTTTAATGCCTAGCAGTATCTCTTGACAATCTATAAAGCACTCTCTCTTTGCTTTAATAGCTTGCCTTCTCTTAGCATCATCTTCCTCTAGTAAAGGTTTACTTATCTCCTCTATAAGAAGATCAATAGCTCCCTTACTTGCCTCTATCAATCTCTCTAGAGTATCTAGGGCGTAGTCTTTATTGTTATCTGTCATAAGAAGCTAGTATATCAACGTTACGCATGCGTAGAAGTTTTCTACCATCTATATCCATCTCGTACTCAGAGTTCTCACTCCACATAACTCTATCTCCAACTTCAACTCCTTGATCCTTAACCCACTCGTTAATAAGGATAGCTTTACCATGAAACTCTACCTCAGAAGGTGAGGTATCTAAGAATATTCCAGACTCTGACATTTCAGCTTCCTTCATCTCTTGTTCCATGAAGTTCCATATTCCTACAGGGATATACTCCCCTTTCCTCTCTATTAGGTATATCTGTTCAAGATAAGCCTGATATATATCATCCTTGCCTGCATGTAATACATGGTTGGTAGGTGTTGCAATAAAGTGGTGAAACCAAACCTTATCCCCTTCCTGTATACCTGCATCACTAGTGTCAAGGGTTGGTGTTTTATACACCGTACCGTATTGTCTAGCTAGTTTCATAGGATCGTATGATGTATCTCTGTACATCTCCTTACCATTTAATAGTATGGTATCCTCTGTTTCTTTTTCTACCTGTATCCAGTAGAGATCTTTAATTGGCTTCATCTTTTTTTTCTTTTACTTTACTTCGTAGTCATCTAGGACATCTGTATTGTACTCTATAGCTGTTGGCTGGGAGAAGAACCTTTTCCAAGGTCTAGAGAACTCCTCCGCTTCTTTCTTTATGTATACATCGTAGACTACCTGCTGGTGCTTATACCATGCTGCTTCGTCTTGTATGATTGCTGTTATCTTTAAGGAACCACCTAACATTCGTTGACCTACTTGGTAAGTCAAACCCTGTTTTAAGTCCCCTATCGTAATCTTTCTTATAATAGGGTTAATTGAATCCATCTTAATTTAATTTAATTTATACTACGATAATGTCCTTGAAGCTTTTATAAAGTGGCAGTAAATGTATTTTACTTCCGCAGCCAAGGCTTGCATCCCTACAACAGGGATTATCTCAGACCCTGAAGTCATAGCTAAAGATTTTGCTGTTACCACAGATTGCCTCACACCTCCAGCGGTTGTGGTTGTAGGGGTTGTTGTCAACCCATACTTAACGCTATTTATATATACAGAAATCTGTCTATTCTCATCAAAGGCTAACCTTAATCTATATACTGTACTAGCCAATACTGTAACCCCTAAATCTGTTATGTAATCAACCCCAGCTATACTATATACAAAGTGCCAATTCCCGTTAGTGGTTAAAGCACCCATATCATCATCTGTAGCGTACAAGAAGTATGCTTGATTAGCATCTGTAGCGTAAGCCCCAACGTCTGTAGCTTTCATCCCAGCCCATATAGATGTATTCGTAATATTAGAGTAAGTAGATATAGCAACGTTAAGCTCTGGTTGGTATTGAGAGGTGAAATTTACATTTCTCCATGGGGAAACGTTATTTAAGTCTGTGTCGGTACCTTGATTGCTTATTTTAGGGTGAAGTATAATTTGGTCATTATCCCCTCCTTCTGTGTGAGAACTAAACCCTGGTTGAGTCCCAGCATAACGAACATAAGACTCGTTAATATTTGTACCGTCTAAAGCCCAGTGGTCGTTTGAGTTAATGTGTGGATCCACCATTATTTGAACCTCAAAAGTTTGAGATGCTATGTCTGTGGAATTAGTACCCAAACGGATCTTGCAAGAAGCGTTTGCTACATCTGTAACCATAACGTTAACCATAGCGTTGTCAGCTACAGTACCGCTAGAGTTAATGATGTAAGCTAAAACGTGAGAGTTAACATGAATCATGTTATTATTAAAAACAAACTCTACAGTGTCTGTAGCAGCTAAATCATGAGCCTGAGTGGTAATCCTTGTGAGTTTAGTGTGACTAGTTACAGGGGTTGTAGCGTTTGGAGTACTAGTACTACCTTGACTTACTTCAGTGTCTTGTATATCTCTGTATGGTAAGTTATGAAAATATTCTGATAACTGATACCTGTCCTCTGACTGAGATATAATACCAGAAACGTTAAGGTTACCGTTCTTATCTATACGCATCTTTTCAGAACCTCCAGTAGCAAAACCTAAATAGTCCTGACTATGATCATAGTATATCTGGCCAGCATCATTATCGCTAGAGTCTCCAAAGAATATATTCCCTGAAGCTTTTTCCCCAGATAGTATTGTCAAACCTGCGTCACTAGAGTTCTCTAGAGTCAACTGATTAGCTGATGATGAGGCTGATACAGATCCACTACTTACCCCAACAACGTGAAGTAACCCGTCAGGAGTATTCCCAGCAGTACCGATACCCACCTTAGTGAACTCAGCCTTATCTGTAGACAGCTTCATCGCTGTAGCGTTTCCACTACCCGTCTCTACAGATTTTAAATTAGAATCTTTAATTTCAGAAGCTGTCTGTAACAATTTCTGATACGTAGACGATATTGGTTTACCTTTAAGTGTAGACATTTTATTTTCTTTTAATTTTTTCGATAGACCTACCCGCAAAGTAAGCACCGTATACTGTTATTAATAAGGTTTGATATATAGGGATGTAACTCTCTTGAATTATAAAACCTCCTACGTTACCATCAAACAACGACAAAACTACAAAAACTGCAGTTAGGAATATGCATATTAATGGTCTAATATTTTTAGACAACCAGTTGTCAGACCTCATGTCTGCTTCCCACCTTCTAGAAACCTGTTCCTGAGCGTCAGACTCTGACTTCATAAGAATTTCTTCTATAGCCTGCTTTGCAGCTAACCTCTCTTCATCTGACGTGGTAAGATTATCAACAATGTTACCAACACTCCCTAAGATGTTTCCACCTAATATATCTAGTAGTTTACTCATTATATGTCAGCGTATCTATACTTAGTATCATTGTCTTCATCCTTGTAAGCCTCTAACACTTGATTTCTATTACCCTTTCCTTTAAGAGATAAATGAACCCAAGAAAAGTTAAACTCATTAATCATTTGATCAAACTCAATCCCACTTTTCAACACCCACTCATACACCTCTTTATTGCACATTTTACCGCCCTTCCAAAACTGAAGATCCAGTGCTTCACCTTTACAATGTTGACTTTTAGAGCTTCCTCCAATAGCACGATTGAGTGACGGGTTGCGATAACCACTACTAATCCTGATAGGACCAAGAGCGTTACGAATAGGTTGTAAGAGAATATCAACAAGATGTTGCATGCTCTGTAAATGTTTTTTGTAGGCTCATTATCTATACCTAATCTCTTTGCTGTATTGCTATGAGTTATCTCAGATAATACAAAGTTTTTACTTAGTCTCATGCTTTAGTTAGTGTTATAGGAATTTACTTAAAGTTATGTTATCTATAGTCTTTTGAATGTCTTTTTTTGTAGCTGGTAACTGCATCATAATGTTAGGGTTAAACCTAGTCTTCTCTACTCCGTTGTCAAAAACTATAACAGTAGGAACTGATGTCACCTTATATTGGTTCTGAACTTCAGAATCCTTTATAATACATACCCTATAAGAAGAGCAATCCTGTAGGCTTTCTAAAAATACCACTTCATTCCCTGCGTTCCACTCAACCCAGAACTCTACAACAGTAATACCCTTAGCTGTTTTAGATTCAAATGAGCTAGAAGTTATGAACTCTTGAGCTACAAGAGACGAGGAAAATAGTAATATGAATAGAAATTTACTCATAAAGCTTTTGCTTAATAAGTTTCATGTCTTCCTTGATTTCTTGAACGTCCTCCTGTGTACTCATTATAGTCTGACGTATCATCTGGTCTTTCATGTCAAACTCCATACGAGTTATAACAGGATCCGTTGGCTTAGGTAACTCCCTAGCCTCTGCTATATCGTTTTGTAATGTGAACCACATAGCAACTAATGTCGCTATTAAAGTAGCTATACCTCCTAGAGTTTTTAGGCTTACTTGTACTTCGCTGTTTTCGCTAAGTTTTGTAACCATCTTAAAATATTAAATAGTTTATTCCCATTTTCATTGAGTAGGACTCTATATCCCAATACTTAAGATGCCGACCTTCCATGAATACACTGAAGTGTCTACCCATTTTAACGCCAGCAATAAGACCTAAATCCCATTCTGTATTACCATCAGGGTAAGCATAAGAGTACTCATCTAATCCTTTATGAATTGGATATACAGATGCCCATCCATGGACCCATGCCTGATCAGAGTACAAGTAATAATCAGCACCTATAACTCCAGACAACTCTCTTTGCAATCCAATCTCGTTAAGTATATCTCTATTATACTTATTTACAATCTTACCAAAGTAATATTTATAAAATTCATTATCGTCATCTGCAACCCATTCGGTAGTACCTTCATCTAGGTTTACCTGTAGCCAACTCTCGTCTAGTGTACTAAGGTACATTTGAGAATACGCTAACTCAGCCCACGTTCCTTCCCAATAGTTTATAGGATAAAATCCATAAGCAGGATGTGAACGATGTGCAACACCTAGAGTTAGGTCTACATTACCAAACCTTTTGCGTAATCTCACTTCACCTAGAGTATACTTTAAATTTAAAAGACCATTATCTATATAAGCTACCTTAGCTGATAAATTCTTTTCAATGTATCGTATTCTATATTCGTGTTGAGCGACTTCAGAGCCTCTATTACGAACTAATGAGTACTCAAATAAATACTCCAACCCAGGAGCGTTAGATATTGTAGCGTAATCACTAGTTTCATTCTCTTCACCAGTGTAAAAGTTACCCCCTTTAACTTGGTAGTCAAATCGTGCTATCTTTCTAAGACCTATAGTTATGTTTAAATTAGGCTGACTTACTTGTGTAGTCTCTACAAGTATTCCATTAGCAAAATCAGCTACCTCAGTAGTGCTAGGTATTGCTTGTATTTGAAATTGAGGATGTTCTGCAAACGGAGCTGTAGTGGAAAAACTTGCGTAGAATGTAGCAAACCTTAAAAACTGAGCGTTAGATACCGTAGTTATTAATAGTGATATGTATAATAACCACCTCATTTCTTAGCGATCTTTTCTGCTCCTGATATACCAAACGATCCTAGTACAACCCAAACAAATGAATCATACACAAACTCGTTGATAACCAGGTCAGTACCAACCCACCCAGTAACAAGGTCAGCCACCATTATAAGGCACATTATTGCAAAAGCAATAAACCCTACGATAGCCTTCTCGTTCCAGACGTTATCGTTCTTAAAGATTTCCATTATTATAAGTTATATTCAAAATCAAATATAAACTCTAATGAGTGAGGAGTAAACAACGTATCATCATCAGTCAAAGCTCCTATATTATTTGTTGTAAAAGTTATTAAATTTGCCTCAAGAGACTTAACAATTCCAATAACAACATCATCCGCATCAACTACTGTGTCCCCAACATTAAAATGTAATCTTGGATCTACACCATCTACTATAATAGTTGTTGATGCGTCAGCCCCATAATTACTTCCATTATTAACAGTAACTCCAGTAACACCTGCAAATGTTGGTGTTTCTCCTGCACTTATAGCTGTAAAGAAAACACTTCTACTACCTGCTAGTGGTTGAATAACTATTGGTTTGTTAAACGCAGTAGTAAGATTATTATCTGTACTAGAGCTTACATTAAAATTGTCAAAATCTGGATCACCAGACTGAGTAGCATTGTTGTAGTGTGTGAAACCAATTACTCCATTTCTTGCGTTAAAAGATGTTAATGAAACGGCAAGCCCCTGAACTGTACCTATAGCGTTATCAGAAGTATTCATAAATAATAACTGCATATCTAATCTTGCAGCATCAATCTTAGCTCTATCTACAATAGTTATATTTCTTAATAAACAACCATCACTTATTGGAAGAGGTATTTCTGTTAAAGCAAATAATATATCATTATTTGCGTAAGCATCCAAGTCTAATACTGGAGAAACTCTTACTTGTTTGAAAGGCATAATTTTTTATTTTAAGTTTTTATTTATACGCAAATGTAGTGATAATTTTTTTAATATAATAAATTTCTTATCTTTGAGCTAATTTAATTTAAGTCAATGAGGAATTACTTGAAGTATCTGAATGATACCATGTATCTTTTTCAAAGGAAGTACGTACTTACAGACAACCAACTTAAATTTCTCCTGTATATTTGTGACGAGAGGGGATCTTTCACTAAGAGGTCTATAAGGGAATCTATGTACGCTAGCAAAGACTTCCACGAGGGGAAGTTCCCTGACCTAGTGAAGAAAGATTATATATTTGTGTTTGAGAAGAGGGCGTGGCACTCTAACTTACCAAATAAGTATCGTGTAACAAACAAGACCATTAGGTTGGTCAATAAATTTTATAACGTCCTTGAAGGGCACGAAGAGATGTAATTATGGCAAAATCAATCAAAAGGAAAACAGAAAAAGAAACGTTAAAAGAACGCAGAAGATCTGGTCAGTTTAAGCAAGATAAGTTAGACGCTAGAGAGTCTGGATTAACTAGAAAAGAAGCTAGGGTACGTGCTAAGAGATTATCTAAGGTAGCTGCTTTAGGTAAAAGAAAAGAAATGCGTTCTGATATGGAAGCTAAAAGAAAAGAAGATTCTTCTGTTTCTAAAATGTTTGCCGACAGAAGAAGAACGGAAGCTAAACGTGGCGGTCAAAAACTAGCATACGATGTAACGCCTGCCTCGTCTCCTGCAGAACAAAGAGAAAAAGCTCCTGGTGGAACTCCAACTAAGAGAATGAAGCCTGGTGATAAAGTTTCTTTCGATAAAAAGAAAGGTATGTTTAAGATTCTAGGTGCTGATGGTTATGTTAGATATTCTAAGGTAGACCCATCTAAATCTAGAGCCGTTAAGAAAGCTCAAGAGGGGGCTAAGGTAAAAGCTAAATCTTTCGGAGTTCTTAAGTCTGATGCTAATAAAGTAGGACCTAAGAAAGAAGCAGGTAAAGAGCCTTATACTAAGAATGGTGTTCTATACACGTGGGATAGAAAGAACTCAGTATGGAGAGGAGATGTTAAAGGTAACGAAGGCCTTGGTAAAAAATCTAGAGCTTTAAAAAAGAAATAACAAAGATAACACATGAAATCACCAAAAGTTAAAGGCATAGGTGAGGTAGCTACCGAATACGGGGCTAAAGTGATGAAGGTTATAAAGAAAGGGTTACTAGGTCGTAGCCTTTTCGATTTTTATGGGGATGTTAAAACTAACGCCCTCAGAATAAAGGAGTCCTCTACCGTACCTCTAACACCTAACGATAAAGACGGTGTAGTCCTTTACGTTAAAAATTCTGATGGTAGGCTGTACTATAAAAGTAATGAAGTCGCAGAAGTTGAGGTTTCAGATAAAAACTATATACACGATCAAGGAATTGCTGGATCTACGTGGTCTATAAATCACTCTTTAAAGAAATTCCCATCTGTAACTGTAGTAGATAGTGCAGGAACAGTAGTAATAGGTATGGTAGATTATACCGACCTTAATAATTTAACAATAACATTCTCATCAGGGTTTTCTGGTAAAGCCTACTTAAATTAAAACATTATGGCAAAAATAGATTACTTAGTAGATATTGATTTAAATAAGAATCAATTAGTTAACGCTAGAATTCAAAACCTATCAACAGCTCCTAGCAGCCCAGTTGAAGGTCAAATATACTATGATACTGATACTGATGACTTACGGTTTTGGAATGGTTCTGATTGGATCGCTGGTTCTGAAGGGGATATAGCAGGCGTAACTGCAGGTACTGGTTTGACAGGTGGAGGTACTACAGGGACTGTAACTGTTAATGTTATAGGTGGAACAGGTATTACTGCTAACGCAAATGATATTGCTATTGATAGTACTGTTGTAACTAAGACTGGAACACAGACATTAACTAACAAGACATTGACAGCTCCAACTATTACTGGGGCTGGTGCAATAGCAGGAGCATTTACAGGGGATTTGACTGGTGATGTGACTGGTAATGCTGATACGGTAACAACTAATGCTAACCTATCTGGGCATATCACATCAAGTGGCAACACTGCTAGTTTAGGTTCATTTACCGTAGCTCAACTTAGTTCAGCTATCTCAAACGCGTCCATATCAGGGAATAACACTGGTGATCAAACAACTGTATCTGGATCTTCTGGAACAGTAACCTCAATAGGTAACTTAACTGGTGATATTACATCTAGTAATAGAGCTACAACTATAGGTGCTAACAAGGTTATTACATCTAAAATCTTAGATGCTAACGTTACCCTTGCTAAGATGGCTAATTTAGCTGCTGATACTATAATAGGTAGAGCTAACGGCGCTGGTACGGGAGTACCTACAGCATTGACCGCAACTCAACTTCGTACTATTATAAACGTAGAGGACGGGGCGACTGCGGATCAAACATCTGTAACAGGGTCCTCTGGAACAGTTACATCTATAGGTAATCTAACAGGAGACGTTACTTCTTCTAATAGGGCTACAACAATTGGAGCTAATAAAGTTATTACTTCTAAGATATTAGATGCTAATGTAACAATGGCTAAACTAGCTAATATTGCTACAGACACTTTCATAGGTAGAACAGCTGCTAGTACTGGTGTACCAAAAGCATTATCTAAAGCAGAGGCTCTAGCTATCTTAAATGTAGCAGACGGAGCAACAGTTGATCAAACTAATGTATCAGGTTCCGCTGGCACAGTTACTAGTATAGGTAACCTTACAGGTGATATTACTTCTAGTAATAGAGCAACAACAATAGCTTCGGCGGCTGTTCACCACGCTATGCTACATGATGACATCATTTCTGGGCAAGGCGCTCTTACGGGTGCTATTGCAGATACTGATGAATTTTTAGTATCTGATGCTGGTACTGTTAAAAAAGCAGATTTCAGTGTCGTCAGAGATGCTGTGTTCACCGACGTATCTGGTGATGGTACTATAGCTGCTGGTGGTGATCTTACGATTACTCAGTCTTCTGGTGACTTTACTGTTACTGGTGACTTAATCGTATCTGGAGATACAGTTACTGTTAATACAGCAACTCTTTCTGTTGAAGATCCCTTAATAGCTTTAGCAACAGGAAATGGTGCTGATTCAGTTGATATAGGTTTCTTTGGTAAGTATACTGATGGTGGGGTTGCTAAATACTCTGGTTTATTTAGAGACGCTAGTGGTGGTGGTTGGAAGCTATTTGAAAGTACGGGTAATAGTAACGAATCTCCTGGGACGGGTACAACTATAAATACAACAACTGGATTTTCATATGGGAATCTTAAGTTGGGTACTATAATAGGGGCTTTAACTGGTGATGTGACTGGTAATGCTTCAACAGCAACTATCTTAGCAACTACTAGATCTATTGGTGGAGTTAATTTTAATGGTAGTGCAAATATCAACTTACCAGGGGTTAATTCCGCAGGTAATCAAAATACTTCTGGTTCAGCCGCTACTTTAACAACGGCTAGAACAATCGGTGGGGTTTCCTTTAATGGGTCTGCTAATATTAACTTACCAGGAGTCAACTCTGCGGGGAATCAATCAACATCAGGTTTAGCGGCAACAGCTACGTTAGCAGCAGACGCTACAACGTTGGCAACTGCTAGAACAATCGGTGGGGTATCTTTTGATGGTAGTGCTAATATAAATCTTCCTGGAGTTAACACCGCTGGTAATCAAGCAACATCTGGATTAGCTGCTACAGCAACAGTATTGGCTACACCAAGAGCTATTAATGGTGTAAACTTTAATGGATCAGCTCCAATAACAGTAACCGCTGCGGCGGGCACGTTATCAGGGGATACTTTAAACTCTGGAGTAACAGCGTCTTCGCTGGATCGTGTAGGGGCTTTAAGCACAGGAACAATCGCAGCTGGGTTTGGTAATATAGACAATGGCTCAAGTACATTAGATACTGGAGCAGCGACTGTAGCTAGCTTAGTAGTTACTGCCGCTGGTACGTTTGGTGGTGGGTACGGTTCTACTGGCGCGACTATTTCAACAGCTGGTGTTGGTCAATTTAACGGAGCCTTAACTACGGATGGAGCTTTGACAGCTCTTAGTTTAGATATTGGTACTGGTGGGGTTGATATTAACGGTACACTAGAGGCTAATACCTATACGCTGGGAGGGACAAATATAATGACTGGTAGTGTGTTAACCACTGCTGGAACAATAAGTGCTGGTACGTGGCAAGGTACGGCTATTAATCAAACATACTTGGTAGACCAGTCGGGGACTAACACTGGAGATGAGCCAGATGCTGACACTACAACAAAAGGTATTGTAGAAAGAGCTACAACAGATGAAGCATTAGCTGGTTCTGACACAACAAGGTATGTAACTCCTGCTGGTCTTGCGGCTAGAAGTTATAGAGTTGCTATTGGTGGGGCAACATCTGTTACTGTTAATCATGCTTTAAACACAAGAGATGTCATAGTTCAAATGTATGATGTAAGTTCTTACGAGACAGTACTAGCTCAAGTAGTTAGGACTGATGCTGATAATGTTGAAGTTACATTTAACACAGCACCTTCAGCAGGTGATATTATTGTATTAGTTAACAAAATTGATTAATTAGATGGCTACGCAAAAAGTAAATAGTGACTTAGATGTTGATGGGGATATAGTAATTACAGGTACAGTGGATGGTATTGACATAGCTACAGACGTAGCAGCAAATACGTTGAAGGATACTAACATAGTAGGAGATCTTACTGTAACTGCTGTTTCTACTAAACTACAAGTTAATACATCAAACGGTACTAACATATCACTACCTGCAGCTACAACAAGTGCTTGGGGAGTGATGTCAAATGGTATGTTTGATGAGCATACCGCAAATAACGCTAAGAATACTAACGTAGTACAAACCACCATAACAGGTAATGCAGGTACGGCTACAGCATTAGTTTCAGGCGATCAAACCATAGGGGGAGACCTTACCGTATCAGGAGGGGTAATAACTAGAGGTTCAGCAGATAACTTAGACGTTGTCTCTGGTAGGATATTAAAGCTAACCCACGCAGATAATTATGATGCTCGAATAGGTAACGCAACCAACCAAGATACCCTAGTGGTCAATGGCGTTGATCAGACTGTAACAATAAACGGTAGCCTATACGCTAAACAGTTAGATGTATTCAACCAATCCTTTCATGATGATTTAAGTACAACCAAGCATTACCTACCCTGGAGTGGAACTCTAGAGCAGAGCTCAAACACATACCAGGAAGAGGTTGCTATGATAGCCCCATGTGGAGGTAGGATAGTATCATGTACCGTAAGGACAAACTCCATAACAGGTTCAGGTAATATGACTATCGGGATACAAACAAGAGTAGCTGGAGCCTTAGTAGGTTCTGGATGGGTAAGTGAAGAGACAGAGGTGCTAGCTATAACTTCAACAGACGATAATCACGTTTTCCACTTTGTCTTTGATAACGCAAAACACTTTGAAGCTGGAGAGCTTATAGCTATGTCTATACAGAACTCATCTGACCTTTCAAGTTATACTTACTGGTACACTACAACGGTAGTAGAATGGGATTGGAATGACTTACTAGGAA